CAAAACCACTGTAGAGACCCGAGACCCGGCTATGACCACCTGCTGCGCTATTTGGCGGCTGCGCAGGTGGTCATAGCCTCTCAATCAGCGTCATTCCGAAGGTGTTATGGATCGGATTTCGTCGCAAAGCAGACGAAGCGCCTGTTTGCAGCCTTGGAAATCGAGGTGGAGCTCAGCATCGCTTATGAGCCCACCGACAAGGGGATCGTCGAGCGCACGATTGGAACCTACCAGCGCGATATCGCGGTCTGCCCTGGCTTCATTGGCCACTCGGTCGCTGATCGCAAGATCATCGAGCAGCGCAAGGCATTCGACAAGCGCCTCGGTGCCACGGATGAGGCGCTCTACGACGTCGATATGGATTTCGCCGAGTTTCAGGAGTGGAGCGACATCTGGGCCCAGGACATGTACGGGCGCGATCAGCATTCTGCACTCAAGAAGCGGACCCCCTTCGAGATTGCAGCGGCCTATGCAGGCCCGATCCGCAAAATTGAGCATGAGGCCGCGCTGGATGTGCTGCTCGCGCCGATCGCATCGAACGGCGGCATGCGGACGGTAACGAAGCAAGGCGTGAGGGTCGATGGTGCCTATTACCTGCCCATGTCCGCGATGCCAGGCGATGAGGTTCTGGTTCGGATGGATCCAGCCGATATGGGCCGTGTCATGCTCTTCCATCCGGAAACGGAGGCCTATCTGGGCGAAGCCTTGAACGCTGATCTGGCGGGGTTGAACCCTGCCGAGGTGATCGCCAAGGCCAAAGCAATGCAGCGGGCATATGAGGACGAGAAGCTTACGGATATCCGCCGCGCCAGCCGCAAGATCGGCAAGCGCGACGTCGCAGATGCGATGCGCCGTGATGCCGCCGAAAAGGCTGGCGTGATGGTCGCCTTCCCCAGGGCTCGCGAAGTCTACACCACACCGGCTTTGGAAGCTGCCAGAGACGCATCGGTTCTGGCACCTAAGGAAGCCCCCAAGAGCCGTGTTTCCGATGACCGTTTGGCAACGATGCGCGCCGAGCATGAGCGCACGGCCGAGGTGGTGATCAAGCCGGAGACGCCCAAGGAACGGTTCCGTCGTTTCCTCGTCCTGGAACAGCGGATCAAGGCAGGCGAGCGCGTCTTGCCCGAAGAGCAGAAAGCTCTCGCGGCCTATCAGCGTCAGCCTGAGTACATCGGGCACATGAAGATTTTTGAGGATTTCAGCTGGGCAATGTTCGGCTGATTTAGGTGCCCCCGGCAACGTTGCAGGCTGACCGGGGGCGATAACGAAGTGAGGATAGAATGACAGAAGAATTCAGGCATAACAACTCTGTTGCACCGCTGCGCAATGTCGTGGCTTTGGTGGAACTGATCGAGCGGGTCAATCAGCGTGGTCCGGGGCTTCCGGGGCTGGGTGTATTCTATGGCTGGTCCGGCTACGGCAAGACGACAGCGGCAGTATATGCGGCGAACAAGTTTCGGGCCTATCAGGTCGAAGTCAAATCGGTCTGGACCAAGAAAAAGCTCTGCACCGAGATACTGCGCGACATGGGCGTACTGCCCGCCAAGACGATCTCGGACATGGTCGATCAAATCGCCCAGGAGCTCGCCCGCAATAGCCGTCCGCTGCTGATCGACGAAATCGATCACCTGGTCGACCGCAACATGATCGAGATCGTGCGTGACATTCACGAAAGCTCCGGCGCCACGATCATCCTGATTGGTGAAGAGAAGCTGCCGCGCAAACTGATGGCTTGGGAACGGGTGCACGGTCGCATTCTTGACTGGGTCGCTGCTGAAGAAGGCCAGATCGATGATGTCGGCTATCTCGCGGCGATCTACTGCCCCGGTGTGTCGTTGGAAGAAGATCTGAAGCTTCAGGTGTTGGAGGAATCACATCGGTCGATCCGGCGTATTTCTATCAACCTCGAGCGGGTCAAGGAATTCGCCCAGACCCGGAACCTCAAGTCCGTCGGCCGGAAGGATTGGGACAATCGTCCCTTCTTCACTGGCGAAGCACCCACGCCGCGGAGGGCTCCGAAATGAGCAGGATTTCAGCAACCGAAGCGGCCACGTCCCGTGAGCCACAAGGCCGTCAGCCGCTCTGGGATGAGATGGTCAAGTTCAACGGTGCACCGTTCACGATCACCGATATCTTCGATCAGACCTACGTCAATCGCCACACGATCCGCAGCTATCTCAAGTCTCTGACGCTGGCGAACTATGTCGAGCGAATTGAACCTGAAGAAGGCGCTATCCGCGAGGACGCCGCGATCAAGTTCCGGATTATCGCGGATCCTGTTCCGTATCACGCTCCCCGCCTGAACAGGGACGGCAAGCCGGTCTCGCAGGGCGGTGGCGTCGAAAACATGTGGCGGACGATGCGCATGATCGGACAGTTCACGCCCCGTGATATCGCAGCACATGCCACGACCGACATCGTGAGCGTTACGGACAACACCGCAAAGGCCTATTGCACCAAGCTGCTGAAGGCGGGCTTCTTAAAGGTTGTCAGCAAGGCCCAACCCCCGGCGAAACAGGCAGTGTATCGCCTGATCCGGAATACGGGGCCACAGCCACCGATGATCCAGCGGACCCAGCAGGTGTTCGATCCCAACACGCGGAAAGCCTATCCGGTGGGAGGGCAATCGTGAACGGACCCGTCGATATCGCAAGAGACGCCTGGGGCGATGACCTGCCGGACTGGGTGCTCGCTTTGGCCCAGGCGTGCGCCCTTACCAGCCAGAACCGCGTAGCCGAGGATCTCGGGAGATCAGCTTCTTTGGTCAGCACAGTGCTGCGCAAGAAATATCCAGGCAACATGGAGGCCATCGAAGAGCGCGTGCGCGGCGTCTTCATGTCGGCTGTCATCTCATGCCCGGTCCTTGGCGATCTGCCGACGGATGTTTGCCAGATGTGGCGACAGCGGGCCAATCGCTTGCAAACCCATAACACACACCGGGTGCGGATGTTTCGCGCCTGCAGAAAGTGTCCCCGCTACATCGGAGAGGAGCAGTCATGACCAATCAATCGGCTGAAATCGTATCGCTGGCATTGCAACGCGTACCGCCAAAGGTCATTGCACAGCGCCTCTGCGTGCATCCCAACACTGTCTACCAGCGGATCAGGGAAGCGCGTCAAGCCGGAGAGGTAATTCCCACGTTCAAGGCAGCTTCAAAGGGGGCTGCTGGCGGATCTGAACATGTGGAAAGGTCTCAAAAGACCGAGGCTTCACCATCAACCAAGCAAATCGTGGTGTCGGTACGCTTGTATTCGTTGCTGACGACCGAAGCAGACCGGCGCGGCCTCACCCCAACAGAAGCGGCACAGCGGCTGCTGGAGAAAGCCCTTCTGGGTACGGTGACGGCATGACGGATCAGGTCAAACGGTTTTCAGAAGCCGAGATGGTCCGGCTCGCAGCCAGCGGCGTCGCCAAGGTGGATCTGCTGGGCCCGCGCGGAACGACCCTCTGCACAATGGATGAGATCGAGGCGATGGCTGCCATGATCGTGGCGGCAGGCGTTTTGCCAGGGCATCCGGCCGATCCGGCCCGCCAGCCCTTCTTTGTTGAGCTCGGAGGAAGCGTTCGATGATCAGCCCAACCCATTTCTTTGAAGGGCGACACGTGAAGTTTCTGGCCGAGAACGGGGTCGTATTCGAGATCTGCACTGCTGACCTCAACCTCCCTTTTCCAGAGATTGTGGCCGCGACGATCGCAGACGCCCTTAACGCAAAATCCAAACAGGAGACCTTCCATGACGAAATTTGAACCGGCAGCACTTACCGACGGCCGCAAGGAGATCGACGGCAACGTCTTCATGCGTGATGGCAAAGGTGGTCTGCAGCCGATCGAGAATATCGCCGCGCGTGATCTGCTTCAGGATGAAACCACTCGCAAAATCATCGGCCACGCCATTCCGCTGTCTGATCAGGTGGCGCGGTTCAAGGAGCATACCTTTGATGACATCGGTGCTTTCGAGGCAATCCTTGCACAAGAATACGGCGCGACGTTTGGCGGCAAGAAGGGCAACAAGACACTGATGACTGTGGATCAACTCTACAAGGTTGAGGTCCGGATTGCAGATCAGATCAACTTCGGGCCTGAGCTGCAGATTGCCAAGCAGCTGGTCGATGAGTGCCTTAATGAATGGTCAGCAGAGAGCCGTCCGGAGATCCGCTCGATCGTGACCCGTGCGTTCAACACGGACAAGGCCGGTCAGATCAATCGCGCCGAGATCTTCATGCTGCTGCGTCTCGAAATCACGGATGCTCGCTGGCAGGAAGCAATGCGCGCCATCAAGGATGCCATTCGCGTCGTAGGGTCCAAAACCTATGTGCGCTGCTCCAAGCGTGACAGCCACGACGCGCCGTGGCAGGCAATCACGATCGACTTGGCCAAGGCTTGAGGCGATGTTTCACGAGCGGTCATCACCTCCTCGAGACGTCCAGGTACAGGACATTCGCTCTCACGTGGCCAGTCATTTTGGAGTGACCGAGGAAGAGCTGCTGGCACGATCGCGTCAAAGCGAATTCGTCAACCGCAGGGCGATCTGCTATCAGCTTTGCCGCGAAATGTCGGATGCGAGCCTCTCGCAGATCGGCAGGTACATGGCCAATCGCGATCACACGACAATCATTGCAGGACTGAAGCGCAAGCTGCCGTTGGAAATGCAGATCGCAAAAAACCATATCCGCTTTGCATTGGAGCAAGGATCACCACACTCACTCACGTTCGTGCGTGCTGCTCCGTTTCAGACCCGGCGAGCCAAGTCAGAGCCTGTGTTCCGGTCCAGAAGAGGAACAGGAGAATGAGCCGGGCGTTGCAGAGAACCATCCATGTCGCTTGCCGGGAACTCGGTATCGAGAGCGATGACCGGCGCGCACTTCAGCTTGAGGTATGCGGCAAAACATCCATGTCGGAAATGACGGCCGCCGATCTGAAAAAGGTTCTCGAGCGTCTCAAGAAGGACGGGTTCAAAGGGGCTTCAACCAGCCCGAACAAGCGCCCTGCGGCGTCCCGGGCGGATCTGCGACTGATCCATGTGCTCTGGGGAAAGCTTGGAGCTGCAGGCGTTCTGGACAGGCCCGGCCGAGATGGTCTGAACGCCTTTATCCGGGCACGTTTCGGGGAAACATGGGAAATGGTGCCTGCCGACGTGGACATGTTGCGGGATCATTCGCAGATCGATGCAGTGATCTCGGCTTTGAAGGACTGGGGCAAACGCGCCGGCATCGATTTTAACTGGAGCGCACGGAAATGAGCCGTCGCTCTGACATCGTCACTGATCACGCGGTGGTCCGTTATCTTGAGCGGGTCTACGGCGTGGACGTGAAGCCGCTGAAGCGCCGGATCGAGCTGGTAACGCGAGAAGGCCGCGACCAGGGCGCGAATGCGGTCAACAGCGGCGGCGTCCATTATGTTTTGAGCAAGAGTGGCAAAGTCACCACGCTCTATGGCTGCAATGACACCGTCTCAAGACGCGGTCAGCGTTGGAGGGCGCGCCACAAATGACAAAGGCCCCCAAGACCCCTGCAAACGTCCAGGTCTACGAAGACATTCTCGGCACGGATGGCGCAGTCGAGTTCCTCCTGACCTTTGGCGGCGCGGAGCTCTACATGCCCACCGATCCAAAGGGTGGATCGAAGGTTGCTCAGCTGGTCGGTATCGAAAAGGCCCGCGCATTGGCCGATGCATCGCACGCCATGAAGGCCCGCATTCCGACCGCGAAAAGGTGGATCGCTCAGGTCCTTAAATCAAAAGGCTTGCCCGTTGCAGAAATTGCACGCAAATTGCATATGACCGATGTGACGGTGCGAAAGTATCTCGCGGACGAGTTCACATCGGAAGAGACCTTTTCCAAGCAAATGAAGCTGTTCTGACGCCGCCCCGCAAGCGCTTGCGGATGTTTTGAACAGGCATCAAACGTCATTTTAGACCCCACAAGGTAGCGCGTCGCCCGTGCTTCGCGATTGGGGTCCACAATGAAATTCAAAAATCACATTGCCCAGGGCATCCCGTTTGATCGCGCGCAGAACATTGGCGGCGTGATCACGCCAACCATCGTCGTTTTACATGACACGGCCGGGCGCTTGGAGCATGGCAACTCTGCCAATTACCTGCGGACCGCCCCGCGTGGCGTGTCTGTTCACTTCATCCTCGAGCGTGATGGCTCAATCTCTCAGCAGGTGCCCACCAACCGCCGTGCCGGGCATGCCGGGACATCGCATTACCACGGGCGAGATGGTGCCAACGATTTCTCTATCGGTATCGAGATCGTCAATCCTGGTCGGATGACGGATGCTGGCAACGGGAAAGCCCGTGCGTGGTACAAGCAGGAATTCGACATCTCTGAGTTCGGCATCCAGGCTGTTACCACGCCTGAGCATGGCAGCGGGCTTTGGATGGATTATACCGAAGCGCAAATTGAGGCAGGCGAAGCGCTTTTGAATGGCCTGTTCGGTTACATCCCCACACTGACCGACATCACCAGCCACTGGTACATCTCCCCCGGTCGCAAGGTCGACACAAATCCGCTGTTTCCCTTGGCGCAGATGCGTGCGCGGGTCTTGGGGCGTGACGATGTTCAATCGGCGGAGGCGGATGAGGCGTCCGCGCCAGCACACCAGGAAGATGAAATGGTTGCGATCAACGTGCCCGGGAGCACGCTGAATATGCGCCGCTGGCCATCGTTTAATCCAAATGTGATCTCGACCATCGCTGACGGCGTTGTCGTGCCCGTCATTCGCGAAGGAACCTTCGACGGTCGTGCCTGGCTGAAGGTCCGTCACGGCGGACTTGAGGGCTGGATCGTCAGATCTCACGCTGACCCGATCACCCAATCCAACTGAAACTCTGAGGAACTCAACATGTTTAAAGAAACGAAATCTCCCTTCCTGTCTCTGGGCGTCCTTGGCGGCGGCGGTGCCATCATCACCGGGCTTGCCCAGATCGCAGGCTACGCTGTCACACCCGCTGACGCCGCTGATCTTAGCACGGCCGTGACAGGTCTGATCACGTCCGCTGCGGGTCTGATCGCCGTGATTGGCCGGATCCGTGCGACCAAACGCGTCTCGCTGCTGGGCTAATTCTCCATAAGCCTGGAATGGTCCGCTGTTACGCTCGCAAGCCACGCGAGCCTTGTCCTTGCGACCGTGTTCGCCTTTCTGAACGCGATCACGGTGCGCAGGTTCTGGGTCGCGCAGCCTTCACTCCGTGTGTTTGAACGTCTAGAAAGCCCAATCTTCGCGATTGCCGCCGCTCTGATGGTGGAGCGCAGCTACTACGTCTGCGCCAGACTGTTCGTAAAGACAGACCTGAACCTGTGGGAGGCGCATCCAGCACCGGCAGTCCTTGCGTTCATGCTGGCGGCAAGCATGTTCTGGCTGGCGATCTCTATCCGAACGATGGGTGAGATCGGCGGACTTGGCGCGCAGCGTGCATTGATACTTCAGTCAGCCACGATGCTGGCTTTGTTCACGCTGCTCGCCTGGGGTCTTTGGTGATGGACTGGTTGTCGTGGCTCTCGGAGGGTCAGAAGCTACTCGGCTTCATTGTACTGATTGTTACCTCTCTTGCAGCCGTGGGACGCTGGTTCTGGGGCCGTGTCTCGACACGCGTCAATGATGGCATGTCGGGTCTGCAGGTGGGTCATCAGAGCATCGAAAAGCGTTTGGTCGCGGTCGAAGGCAGTCTGGGAAAGGTGAACGACGATCTTGGCCGGGTTCGTGTTCGCATGTCGACAATCGAGTCCCGGATCGATCTGCTTGCCACCGCAAGAGAGCAGCATGATCTCGCCATTTTGGTGGCGCGCATAGGTGCCAGCCAGGAAGCCCAGGGCAACATGGTGCGCATGCTCTATGAGGCCGCCCAGCGCGCAGGCAAAGGCGGAGACAAGTGATGTTCAAAGCTTGGCCAATCGAAACCGTCGAGACCGAATTCCGGCGCCTGAAGGTGCTTCAATATCTGGCGGGGATACCTGGCTATGAGGCCGCGGCCTCGGTCATGCGTCTGCACTGCGGCCGCATCGGTGTGCCGACCAATGCCGATCAAGCAGTCGCGGCAATCGCGTGGCTTGACGAAATGGAGCTGGTCACGACCCGCGACTATCAGGGCGAGCCCATCGCACGCCTGACCAACAAGGGCCGTGAGGTCGCGACCGGCGCGACCAGTATGCCCGGCGTAATCCGTCCCGACCCCTAACCACCTTTGGAGCCTGACCCATGGCAGACAGCACCGAGACCGAACACCGTCGCCTCGCGATCCTCAAGCATCTTGAGCGATCTTCCGAGTTCACATCCAATGCCTCGATCCTCATCGATGTCGTGCGCGGCGTGGGTATCGCGTCGTCGGACGCGCAGATCCGGGGAGCATTGGCTTGGCTGGATGAACAGGAGCTGATCGAGATGACCGATCACGGCCACGTCGTCATTGCGACCGCAACCGTGCGCGGCGCGGAAGTTGCGCGCGGCCTTGTCCAGCATCCTGGCGTCAAGCGTCCAACGGCACGGCGCTGACATGCCGCCGCCCCGCAAGATCGACCTCATCCCGCAGGAGATCAGACTGCGCCTTCAGGACCTGCTGAAGGAGCGCGGGTTTTCCGACTACGTCGCTGTAACCGAGGATTTGAACTTCTGGCTTGAAGAAGCTGGTTTGGAAATGCGCGTGGGCAAATCGGCGGTCCATTCTTTTGGCCAGGAATATGAACAGATGGCGCGCGCCCAGGAAGAGGCATCCGCGTGGGCCGTGAGCTGGATGGAAGGTAACGGTCTCGAAGAAGAGGCCAAGCGCCACAATGTGTTGTTCCAGATGATCACCACGCTCGCATTCAAGGTCATGAAATCGGCGATGCTGAAGGAAGGTGATGAGATCGATCCGAAAGAGCTGCATTTCCTGGGCAAGATGCTCAAGGACGTGATGAGCAGCTCCGGCATTCGCGAAAAGCTGACGGCTGATGAGCGGCTGCGGATTGCAAAGGAAGAACGCGCCAATGCGGCAGAGACCGCAGTCAAGGCCGCGCGGCAGGCGGGCATGTCCTCAGAGACGGCCGAGAAGATCAAAGCCGATATTCTGGGGGTTTCAAATGGGTGATCGGAAGGCGGCAAAAGCCAGCGGTCCACTGCGCGCAATCAACATGGTGGATTTTGATGCGTTCAAGAAGCACCGGCATCCCGGAAGCTACCATGTTGTTCCCGGAGACGCGCGTGGAGAATGGTTCTTTTGGTATTGCTGCCCCTGTGGCTGCGGGGTGATCGCCCCCATCACGGTCGGCGCAAACTTCAAGCCACCACAAAGCCCCAGTTGGAATTGGAACGTCTCAACGACTGAACCGACGCTGACGCCTTCGGTCCATCACAAGGGGCACTGGCATGGCTGGTTGACCGATGGCTACTGGAGGACGGTATGACGTTGCCACGCTTCAAGAGCGATGAAATCCGAGGTTTCAAGGTTCATGTCGATGACTTGCTTGGTCTTCTCAGCGTCTCTCACACTGGCGCGATCACCTGGGACGATCTGCAATACATCAAGAACATGGTCTGGGGTGAGCAGATCCGGGCAATTGAGATCTACCCGGCGCAAGCCGATGTCGTGAATTCGCGCAACATGCGCCACCTGTGGCGGCTCGGGAAACATGATTTCTGCCCGGACCTGCTGGGCAATGATGATGGTCAGGACGGCATTCAGGCGCGACATGCTGTTGCTTGGTCGGAGGCGCGCGGCTGATGGCTACTCCGGCTGAAATTGCCAATGACATGGCGGCACATGCTGACTACTGGCAGAAACGCGACCGCAAGACCTTTGAGGCCTGCAACGATGCCGCGCGGGTCATCCGAATGTTCCTTGGTGGGCAGCATGTCGATGGGCGCACTTACTACGGATTGCATCGACGGCTGCTTGATCTGACTTCTCGAACCCATTCTGCCAGGGTTGCGGGAGCACCCAATTTTGATCGAGCCCTGCAGATTTTGCAGCAGCTGCGCGCGGAGGCCACGAGATGACCGCGCCAATCTCGAAAGCTGACTGGGAACGCCAGCGTCGGGAGGCGACTGATGTCATGCCTCAGCTGGTGGGCAGCGTTGGCTTGCCGAAGGTTCTTCTGCCATATCAGGCCAAGACCGTTGGGTTGCTCGACACGGTTTCAACGAAGGTGCTTTTCGTCGAGAAGTCGCGCCGGATCGGGCTGACATGGGCCTTGGCAGCCTATGCTGTGTTGAGAGCGGCACGGGCGAAGTCAGCGCGCGGCATGGACGCGATGTATATCTCCTACTCCCAAGAGATGACCCGCGAATTCGTCGATGCCTGCGCGATGTGGGCCCGCGCGTTCAACATCGCGGCTTCCGCCATCGAGGACGGATTGTTCGAAGAAGGCGATGATGACGGCGACAAGTCGATCCAGACGTTCCGCATCCGCTTTGCATCCGGCTACCAGATCAAAGCGCTCAGCTCGGCACCGCGTGGCTTGCGCGGCAAAGAGGGTGTGATCATCATCGATGAGGCTGCTTTCGTCGATAGCCTCGGCGAATTGATCAAGGCTGCAATGGCGTTTCTGATCTGGGGTGGTCAGGTCATCGTCTGCTCGACGCATGATGGCGCGGACAATCCTTTCAATGAAAACGTCCAGGACATTCTTGGCGGCCGTCTACCCTATGAGCACCTGCGCATCGATCTGGATGATGCGCTAACTGATGGCCTTTATGAGCGGATCTGCCTTGTGGGCGGCAACACCTGGTCGCCAGAGGGCGAAGCGCAATGGCGTCAGGACCTGATCGACTTTTATGGCGATGGTGCCGATGAAGAATTGTTCTGTATTCCGTCCCTCAGCTCTGGTGCCTGGTTACCCGCCCCGCTGATCGAGGCGCGCATGACAGCCACGGCTCCGGTTCTGCGTCTGGAGCTGCCCAGCGACTATCTGCACATGAGCGACCTCCAGCAAAAGGCGCTTATGGCCCCATTTCTCGAAGAGCTCGAGGAGGTGCTGGGGCAGCTCGACATGGATCTGCGCTACGCGGCCGGGTTTGACTTTGCGCGGGTCGCGGATTTGAGCGTCATGCCCGTGCTGGCGATCGAGCAAAACCTGAAGCGGCGTGAGGTGTTCTCGATCGAGATGCGCAATGTCCCTGGAGACGAGCAAAAGCTGATCGTCGGCATGGTGTTGGAAAAGCTACGTGAACGGCTGCTAGGCGCTGCCTTCGACGCCACAGGCATGGGTTGGACCGTGGCTGAAGACATGGGGCGTAAGTTCGGCCTTCGTGAGGCAGAGGACGGCTCAGGTCTGATCTGGGCGATCAAGTTCACAGAGGACTGGTATCGGATCAACATGCCGCCCCTCAAAACGGCCTTTGAAGACGACATGATCGCCATCGGTGCCGACGAGGACCATCTGAGCGATTTGCGCTCGGTCAAGCTCGTCCGTGGCATTCCCCGTGTCCCTGCTATCCGGACCAACGAAAAGGGCGAGGCAAAGGACAAGAAGGGCAAGAAGCGGCACGGCGACTATGCTATCGGTCTTGCCTTGGCGCATTTTGCGGCGCGCATGCGGTGGGTCGAATACGGCTACCGCGCCGCCAGTTCGGGTTTGCGCCACCAACGTGCTGAAGGCCGCATGCGCGATACGCCCAGCAACGATGACGGGTTGGGGCGTAGGAATGCTTTTGATGGCCCGCTTGGGGCAAGACTGAGGGGGAGTGTCTGATGCTGCGGTTCATCGCAGCCATATGGATACTGATCAGATTGATCCACAAGGCTCGGCCGCCTCCATTGAGTTCTTCAGCATACGGTTTGCCTGTTCGACCGGTGCGCTATGCGGAGACAGACAGGTTTGGGAGCCGCACATGTTGCCGCTGCAGTCTGGTTGCAGGTCTTGGCGGGTAAGGTGCCCAAATACAGAACACCGGGGCTCCGCATAGCCCCGGTTATTTCAAGGAGCCTTCAAATGGCAAACAAGCCTGTTTTACTCGACCGCTGGGGCCAACCCGTCAAGCGCGCCGCCCTGACCGAAGAAGTTGCCGCGGCCACACTCGGCGGCGTGCGGTCCCCGCTGTCCGGTCATCCAGGCGACGGGCTGAACCCCATTCGCCTGGCGAACATCCTGCGCGAAGCGGACCAGGGCGACCCGGTGCGCTATCTTGAGCTGGCAGAGGTGATCGAAGAGCGCGACCCCCATTATCTTGGTGTGCTTGGCACACGCCGCCGGTCGGTAAGCCAGATCGAGATCACGGTCGAAGCAGCCTCGGACGAAGCCTTCGATGTCGAGTTGGCCAACATGGTGCGCGAATGGCTGGATCGTGACGAGCTGAGTGATGAGCTTTTCGACATTCTGGACAGCATCGGCAAAGGCTACTCGTTCACCGAAATCATCTGGGACACGTCGGAAGGCCAGTGGCAGCCAGAGCGCCTGGAATGGCGCGACCCGCGCTGGTTCCGGTTTGATCGCGTCAATCTGGCCACCCCGATGAAGCTCGATGACCACGGCCAAGAGGTTCCGCTCGAGGCGTTCAAGTTCATCTATGCCAATGTGAAGGCCAAGTCCGGGCTTGCTTTGCGGTCAGGTCTTGCGCGGGTCGCCATGTGGGGCTGGATGTTCAAGGCCTTCACGCAGCGCGATTGGGCAATCTTCAGCCAGACCTATGGTCAGCCGCTGCGCCTGGGCAAATGGGGGGCCGGTGCCAGCGAAGCGGACAAGAACACGCTTTTTGATGCCGTCGCCAATATCGCAGGCGATTGCGCGGCGATCATCCCTGAAAGTATGTCGATCGACTTTGTGGAAACCAGCAATGTCGGGGCCTCAGCCGACCTCTACGAAAAGCGCGCCGACTGGCTGGACAAGCAGATTTCGAAAGCGGTGCTGGGTCAGACGGCAACGACTGATGCTGTCACCGGTGGGCTTGGATCCGGCAAAGAGCACCGTCAGGTCCAGGAGGACATCGAGCGTGCTGACGCCAATGCGCTGGCAGCCATCCTGAACCGAGACCTGATCCGACCATGGATCCAGCTCGAGCACGGTCCCCAGAAACGGTATCCAAGACTGAAAATCGGACGGCCGGAACCAGAAGACCTGAAACAGATTGCCGATGCGCTCGGCGTGCTCGTTCCGATCGGGTTGCAGGTCAGCGAAAGCGAGATCCGCGCCAAGTTCGGATTTGCGGACCCTAAGCCGGGCGACCGGATCCTGATGGCGTCCAAGCCTGATGTCACCCTACCAGCCGCAACGGTTGGGGCCGCTGGGACCGAAACCGCCCCTCAGAGCGAATTTGAATACCGTTTGAATACCCTTCCGCCCAAATCCGGCGTCCTTGCCCCTCAGGCGGAGCAATCGCCCTCAGAGGCGATTTCTGGCGCTGAACCGGTAGACGCGCTGACAGCCCGGCTTCAGGAGGCCGCACAGCCCGCCATGGCAGAGATGATTGCACAGGTCGAAATCATGCTCGAGAGTGCGGGCTCGATCGAGGAACTGCGCGAGATGTTCTTCGCGGCGTATCCTGATTTGGACGCCAGCGCTCTTGGTAATGCAATTGCCGATGCAATGGTGGCAGCAGACGCAGGTGGGCGGGCGCTCGCGGAGACCACAAGTGGCTGATGAGGTCCGCGCCACCTTTCGCCAACCGTTCAAGGAACAGGTCGCAGCGTTCCGGCTAAGGCTCGGGGATCTAGTCCCCACGTCGAGGTGGGATGATATCTCCAAGGCTCAGCACGATCGTGCTTTCATGGTGGCAGGCGCGGTGAAAGCCGATCTGCTGGCAGATCTTGGGGCTGCCGTGGATAAGGCAATTTCGCAAGGGACCGGACTGGAAGAGTTCCGGCGCGACTTCCGTCAGATCGTGGAGCGTAACGGATGGCACGGCTGGACAGGTGAAGGCTCCGCGAAAGGTAAGGCGTGGCGCACCAAGGTCATTTACAAGACGAATATTCTGACGACGATGGCAGCCGGCCGTCACGCGCAGCTCATCGACGGTAATTTCAAGTTCTGGGTCTACGAGCACAGTGGCGCAGCACATCCGCGCCTTGATCACCTGTCTTGGAACGGGCTGATCCTCCCTTCAGATCATCCGTTCTGGGCAACGCACTATCCCCCAAACGGCTGGGGATGCGGCTGCCGTGTTCGTGGGGCCCGCACGTTGGCAGGCGCAATCCGGGTGGGCGGAGATCCATCGAAGGTTCTTCCGGACGACTGGCAGGCAATTGATCCGCGTACAGGCGCACCGAACGGGATTGGTAAGGGGTGGGACTACGCACCAGGTGCAACAGTCAGCGATATCGTCACCGCTCTGAAGCCAAAGGTATCCGACCTGCCGCGCCAGCCCTCAATCAACCTCATACAGGATTGGCTATCAGGGCGGGGCTTTGAAAGCTGGATTAAAGATCCGATCGACGTGTGGCCACTCGCCAGATTGCAGACCAAAGACGCTGATCGCCTAAACCTGGTCAATTCAGTGGCTTGGTTGCCTGCAGAGACCATTGCGCGACAGGGCCGTCGTTACCGCGACCTCACGCCACGCGACTATCAACTGGCACAGACCGTCATCGACAAAGCGAGCAAGAATGTTGCCAAGCGTGGCGATACGCTGATCTTCCTGCAGCCCGACCCAAGCCAACCAGGGTATGTTCTAGTTCTCACGGCGACGGTCCGAAACGGTGAGCTCTATCTGACAAGCTTCCGCCGCCTCACCGAAGCTCAGGTCAAAGCAAACCGGCGTCTCGCGCCGTTGCTCAATCAGCGGGGGTGATGAGATGATCACGGTCGAGCTGGAAGACGCAGACGTTGAACGCATCCTCGCCAGACTTTCTGCGAGCCTCTCTGACATGTCCGAGGTCATGAATGAAATCGGTGAGCATCTCGAGTTCGAAACCTTAAAGCGCTTTGAAGACGGGGTCGCTCCGGACGGTACGCCATGGGCCCCGAAATCCCCGACCACGATCGCGGCCTATGAACGACGCGGCCAGACCGTCGACGTGCGGCCGCTGTTTGGTCCCAATGTCGATGGGCAACCTTTGCGCTCAAGCTTCTTTCGCGATTATGGACCCGATTTTGTCGAATTGGGCACCAACAAGATCTATTCGGCCGTCATGCAGTTTGGCGCTGCCAAAGGTGCGTTCGGAACGAATGCGCGCGGCGGGTCCATTCCATGGGGAAACATCCCGGCGCGTCCCTTCCTCGGGATATCTGATCAAGACCGTCTCAACATCGCCGCGATCGTTGAGGAATGGCTTCAAGACATCGTAGAGGATTGACCGAAGCGGCTCGTCGCGCCTAGTCTGCCGTTAATTCCCGACAGTAGCTGACCCTCCCCGCAAGCGCTTGCGGATGTTTTGAGGCGTCTACCTGCGGCAATTATTGCTGCATGAACGTAGCCCCCCAATTCACCGCGCTTATGAGTGCCCAAGCCCTGCCGGATGTCGCAGTCCTTGGCGGTGCGCCCGAATGGATCCACCTGCTTCCCGCGGGCCTGATCCAGACCGGCGACAAGCGCGGGCCCTATCTCGCTGCAAACTTCGAGCAGATCATCTCCGAGAGCTTCCTCCACGCCCCAAAGCTGCCGATCGACATCAATCACTCCATCCATCTGCGCGCGCCAAAAGGGGAAGAAGCCCCGGCGTTTGGCTGGATCGTGGCGATGCAGGCCCGTGAAGACGGACTTTGGGGCAAGGCGGAGTGGACAACAGCTGGCGCGGAGCTGGTCACGTCACGGGCATACCGGGGCATCAGTCCCGTTATTCGTCACACGGCAGACAAGACGGTCACCTCGATCGAATGCGTCAGCCTGGTCAACAAACCCAACCTGCGCGGGCTGACTGCGCTTCATCAACAACAGGACACTCCCACAATGGATTGGACGAAATTTCTGGCCGACATGCTCGGCCTGCCGGAGACGGCAACCGACGAGGAAATCAAAAAAGCGCTGAAGGGCAAGATGTCCGGGGCCGATGACAAGCCTGCGCTGCAATCGCAGCTGTCAGAGATTGGTATCGCTCTTGGGCTCGGTGCTGACAGCGCCCCTGCTGACATTCTGGTCGCCGCTCAGAACCAAGGCTCAGACGAGACGATCGTCGCGCTGCAGGCCGAAATCACCACCTTGGCAACCTCGCTGAATGAACTTCGCGACACCGGTGCCAAAACCGCCGCCACGGCTTTTGTCGATGGTGCAATCAAGGCAGGCCGCGTGGGCGTCAAGCCGATGCGTGATCGCTACATTTCCATGCACATGAAGGATGCCTCGGGGACCGAAGAGCTGATCGGCGCAATGCCCGTGCTCAGCGGCTCTGGCACCTCGATCATCGCACCTGCCCGCAAGGACGGCGAGCTCTCGCTGAACTCTGAGCAGATGAGCATCGCCAAGATGCTGGGGCAGGATCCCAAAGACTATGCCGCCACGCTCGCTGAAGAGCAGGCCCAACTGGAGGACAACTGATGACCGCACTGACTGCAGGGCGCAACACGCCCCAGATCGCCGGTGATATCCGCAATGGTCTTCTGGCCGCTTCTGCGTCGGTTTTTGCAGGATCGCTTCTGATGCGCAACACGGCTGGATTTGTCGTCAAGGGTGCGACCGCCACAGGCCTTGTGGGCATCGGTCGCGCAGAAGACGCGGGTGACAATTCCACGGGCAGCGCAGGAGACGCAGCGGTACTCTACCGCACCGGCGTCTTCCGCTTTGCGAACTCCGCTGGCGCTGACGAGATCACCGTCGCAGAAATCGGTGATGTGGTCTTCGCGGTTGATGATCAGACCGTCGCCAAAACCGATGCAACGGCATCGCGCTCTCCGGCCGGGTTCGTCGACAACGTCGACGCCCTGGGCGTCTGGGTGCGCTTTGACGAAGTCCTCACCAAAATCGCCACGGCGTAAGGAGACCATTCAATGCTCATCAACACCCCAAATCTTGAGGCCATCCGCGTCGGCTTCAGTACCGCTTATAAGCGGGGTCTCGGACAAGCCGAGACGCAGTACACGCGGATCGCCACTGTGGTCCCCTCATCGACGCGTGAAAGCCGGTACGGCTGGCTCGGCAAGATGCCCAACATGCGCGAATGGCTTGGGCCTCGTTTGATCCAAGGTCTTGCTGAGCATGACTATGCGATCAAGAACAAGGATTTCGAACTGACCATCGGCGTCGATCGCAACGACATCAAGGATGACAACCTCGGGAATTATGAGCCCATGTTCGTCGAGATGGGCGAAAGCACAGCCGCTCACCCT